GTTGTGTTAAGTGCTGAAACAAGCTTTACGCCTGATGCAACAAAATTAATTACTGTTGCGGTATCTGCTGTAGCAGCAAGTGCTACTGTATTTGATGAATCAATTACATTTGATACTGGTACTGCCACCGTTGCGGGTGCTGCAGATGTTGTTGTGTTTGTTGCTCCAGCAACAGTAACCGTAAGCGGTGCTGCATGTGCTGAAGTTGAGATGCCAGCGAATGCAAGAGCTGCAGCGGTTGCAAGGGCAATCTTCTTTGTTGTCTTCATATATTTCCTATCTAGTTAGAATCCCTGTACAGGATTATCGTACCGAATGGCACGAATACTTAATACTATCATAGTAGTTCTTTTTAATCAAGTTCATTTTTAGAACTATCAGCAATTACTAAGGTTAAATAATAATGAATTTTTTCTTTAACAAAATTTTCTTTACCATATTGAATATGATCGTTTATTTTATCATAAGCATTAGAAAGATTTGTTTTTATTATTTTTTCCCATTCAGTTGTTAAATCTATACATATTGTTATGCTTTTTTCTCCAAGTTGATCATACATATATTTAAATATACTTTTATAATCTAGGTCTTCCTGATCAGAAGGCTGTTCATAACTTCTTAAAAATATTATTGCAACTTCATCTTTTCTATCTTTTATTTTTTTTATTGACTCTTTAGTATAAAAACCATAAAAATGAAATTCATTATCTGAAATAATTCCATTGCTTGCAGCATAATCAAAAGCTAAAGCTATTGAACTGGGCCCTGGCAAAACTTTATAGTTATTTTTTTTAAAATATGGATGTGAAATTATGTTTAATCCTGGATCAGATATAAATGCAGAGCCACCATCAGAAACAAAAATTATATTTTTACCATTTTTTAATTCTGATACTATAATTTCTGATTGTTTTTTATCATCTCTATCTAAAACTATTGATTTTTTTTCAAAATCTATCCCTAATTTATTACCTATTTCTTTAATTACCCACATTGTTTCTACATAAATTATGTCGTTAGAAATTAAATTATATATTAAATTTTGCGTTAAATCTTTATGATCACCAATAGGCATTGTCCCTATAGTTAATAGTCCATGTTTTTCCATTTTAATATATAAAATTCCTTGGTTTTTTTAATTGTTTTTTTATTTTTTTTAACCTATAATTCTTTACCAATTTTTTCAAGAAACTTTTCAGCCCAATACTGATGGTATAAAACTCCATGATGGCCATCCCTTCTATTTAAATCATATTTATTTAATTTTAAACCTGGCCTATTTTTTTCAATAAAATTTTGAAATTCATTTTTTTCATTAACTAAAAATAAATTTTGAAAACAATTTGCTAATGCCAAATTATCATTTTCTAAATCATTCCATGTTGTCCAATATAATTTTATGCCTGCTTCTTTACAATATTCTTCAAAAAATTTTACGCCAATACAAAAATTAATAAAATATTCACGATGTGCTTTAACTGTTAAAAGTTTATTTGGATCATTGTTATTTTTTTGTCCAACTTCGTTGTCTGATTGAATATAATCCCATTTTTCTCCATTAGGATCCCAAAAAAATCTTCTTCCAATATTTGGCATCAATACAAATAAGTATTCAGGCTTTCCATATCTATTTTTATATTGAATAAAATTGGAAATAATTTTTTGCCAACCAAAGCCTGCTTTACCCATATTAAAATAACCTGACATTTTATTGTGTTTAGACAGTTCATCGTAAACTATTTTCGACCAAACAGTGTCATATTCAGATCCTAAACCTTCTGTTTCAGAGCACCCCATAAAAAGAACATGTTTTCCATCATGATTAGATGTGAACTCATCAGATCTATACGAATCAGAATTATATATATATGTTATTGTACCATCATCAATAGCATTTTCTTTATACCCTAATGTCATAACACTAGGTATCGGATTCGGGCCTTCCGCCCAAGTCCTATCTATTCTATTATAAAAAACATCTGGAACACCAGAAGGATTAATTGTTTTTATAAAATGATCTGGATGATCATGTTTGTTAACTCTTGGCATTTTTTCCTTGTTTCTGTTGCCTTACAATTTGAAATGGAGCAGAAGTATAAATATCATTGTTAGCAGCAATCTCTAATGCTTTTTCAACAGAAGCACCAGCGTACAACGCACCAATAGCGAATTTAGAACCATTACCTACACCGTATATGCCGTCGCTATTCAACAATACACTAAAATCATTACTTATATCAAAAACTTCACCATTATAAGAAAACAAAAAACTAAATCCAGAATCTTTGTCGTTCTGGTCTGGCTTGTATCCATTTTCTTCAAGACATTCACGTAAAGCTGGAACAAACTTTACAATCATAAATTTATATAAGCTTTCTCTTTCTTTTGCATTAGGAACTGGTGGCAAAAACATATTTTGAACAATATCGCATGGAGTTGAATCTCCACTACCAGCAATTAACCAACCATTTACCTTGGAAATTTTTTCCATTTGTGGATGCATATTTGGACGATCATTGTCGGTTACTTGTGAATCTGCACCCATTGTTACATTGCCATTTTTTACAACTGCAACAATTGTTGTCATTTTTCAAGCTCCTTTAATATTGCTTCGGCTGTTCTTGATTTGATTGTTTGTTTTACTTCACCCTTTTGCATTACAAAAACTTGAGGTATGCCTTGGATACCATAATATTTTACAGCATTTGGCTCTATTTTGTCAACATCAAGCATATAATAGTTAGTTTCAGGATCCATTACTGCTGCACGACCATATTGTGGTTTTAAAGCTTTACAAGGTCCGCACCATTCTGCAGTAAAATAAACTACACAACTATCTTCTTCTTTAAATTCGTTAATATCGTTGGTAATTTTAAGCAATTAATTCTTCTCCCGTAATAGTTTTTCCAGTGTATAGTCGTTTAATTATATACTCTCTTACAAACTCTGGTCCCTTTTGTCGTCCAGCCAAAATAATCACCCATCGTGGTTCATGCTTTAAGTCTATGCACATCTGACACATAAAAAGCTGAACCCCTTTTAAGATATTTGATTTTTGTGGGTGAAGTTCATTTTTTTGTTTACCGCAAGAATAACAAACCATTAATTACTTTCTCCTGTTTCATAGCCTATGCCTATTTCATCAACAATGATAAATTCATCATTGGTCATTTCTACTTTATATTCTATTCCATCTTCATAATATTGAATTAAAGATGCCCATGCACCATGAGAAATTACAGTGCCGTATACCCCATCATCTGGTATGTATACATAAGTAATTGTTTCCTCATGCATTTCTTCGTCTGGATCTTGCTTGCTCATCAGTATATTTCATCCCTTCTATTTCACATGGCGTTTCGTAAGATTGAATTAAATTTCTAACAAGCAATAAATATTCCATTATTTGCATTCTTTGAGATTCATTATATTCCATAATGTTACTCTCATACACAGTTAGGGCAAGGTAATTAGGTCTTGCTCTAATATCTAGGATAAGATTTTTTACAGGTGGTTTTAATCCCCGTATTTTCTTAGCCATTTCAACCGTGTACTGTATTTTTTCCATGAAGTTTTTTTAATTTCTTCCAAATTTCTGGATCTTTGTGAGAGTTATGTTGTTTATCTGGTCTTCCAAGATCCATATAAACTCCCCCCCAAACACCTTTTTCTTTATTTGCAACGCCCTCTGCATGACACATTTTAATTACTGGGCAATGCAAGCAAACTTGATCACTTTGTTTTGCAACCTCTTTGTCATTTTCGTAATCATCATAAAACCAATTAATTGACATATTTTTGCATGCAGCAAGATGATACCACTTTAAGTCTTGTTCATCAATTCCTATTTGATTAAGTAAGTTTGGCATACTTATCATTTAACTCCCAGCAACCATTTGAATTTACTGGGTATACATTTGCAAAGCCCCATTTATTATTTTTAAAAATACCATTTTTATCTGTATAAGCAGCACTGTGTGGTGAGAATTTTACAATTGACCATCCGTCCCAATAAAAACCCTTTGATTTATTTTTTTCTACAAAATTGTGTGCTTGATCATAAGATAGTGTAATTTTAGGCATTTGCTTTTTCCATTCCAAAAAGTTGTCTCCAGTTAATAAAGTGAAGCTTTTCTCCACTCTCATCTTCAATTTCTGTTGCATGATTAGGAGAATAAATAACTATGTCTCCAGCATTAAGAGGAATTGTATGTAAATCACCATTGCTATGATAATCACCTGGACCAGTTGCTACTACTGTGCCACGCTTTAATGATGAATCAATTACTGTAGCAGCAATAACAAGACCAGATTTAGTAGTCTTATCTTTTTCTTCTTCTGCTTTAATTAAAATTAAACTGCCTAGCGGTTTAATATTTGTCATTTATTTCCTTTGTTAGTAGTAATATTATATTGTATCATTGTAACAAGCTTGTGTCAAGCTTATTTTATGTGCCTGTAAGGTACACCAAAAGATCTTAAAAGGTCTAAACAAGAAGTATTTCTTGATGATTCTCCAAAAACTAACGCAAAATCTGGCAAAGACTCTACCATTGTTACATCTGAAAAAGAAGATTTATCTCTAACTATTTCTTCTTTAATCTTATATCCGTTTTGACGAATTAGTTTTTCTACTTTACCAATATATTCCGTTACCATATTTTCAGCACCTTTTTGCCCTTTATGAATAAATAAATATTCTTTATCTTCGGGATAAAAATGTTTGCGATCATCAATTAAAACAGTAATCTGTCTCATAAATTCGTTGTAATCATCATATTCTTTTGATCCAAATACTAAAACTCTCAATTTATTATTTCCCCAAAACCCATAGATAAAGAATAGCGTGGAGTTAAAGATGCAACAACATGTTTAGTATTTCCAGGGCAATAAATAATGTCGTTTTCATTTAGTTCTTCTGACAATAAAATTGAATCATCTGAATTATATACCGTCCAAACAGATCTTCCCCCAACTTGCATAAAAATTACATTTTCTGGATCCTGATGTATTGGCCCAGAAGACCCTACATTTGTTGCCCAGCTTCCGTAAATCATTGCTAGATCTGCTATTGTTCCATCTGGATTTGTAAATTTATTAAACTTTTTACTTAAAATATCAATAATAGATTGAATTTCTGGAATTCTTACTGCATTATAGCTTCTCCAACCATTTACTAAATATTTTTGACCATGAGGTTTTTCTTTTTTTATATCTTCATCTAAAATTGCAAAACATTGATCCCAAGTAAATCTAGGAAAATTAACATTTCTAAAAATTTTTGGATATTTATTGTGATAAGCATGTAAAAATTCTTCATTATTTAAAACATCTTCAAAATTCATTATTTTACCTTTCTAAAAACACATAAGAACGGTCTCCCGTCCTTATGTGAATATATACGTATATATTTAATTACTTAACAGGTGCAAATGCTCCGCCCCATAAGGACTTCTTCATTGGCTTTTCTGTACCTTCTTCTTTTTCCTTAGCTTCTTCGGCAGGTGTTTCCTTAGCTTCTTCAGCAGGTGTTTCCTTAACCTCATCAGCTTTTGTAAGCTCATCAGCATCTTTTGGTTCATCTGCCTTGCTCATGCATTCATGAACAACTGATCCGCCACAATCTGGACAAGTCATAGACTTTGTAATTGTAACTTTTTCTGCAACTGCCATCTCTGCAGATGTTGGTGCAATTGCTGAGCCTTCGCCAGGGAATGTGTCGTTATTTGGAACAACTCCTGGATTATTTGGTGCATCTGAAACTGATACATCACCTTCTGGACGTGTTGTCTGATTGACAAGGTCTCCAGCGTTTGGTGTTGGGAATGATTTTGTTACTGCAATATCACCCTTTGGATCTGGTTCTGTTGTATTTTCCATTGTATTACCTCCTGTTCTTACGTAGTTTTCAACGCTACGCTCGTCACGTTCTTCATTAATTGAAGATGAAGTTCCAATAGCTTTAATAAAAGCTTCTTTAACTTCTTCTAAAAATTTTTCTGTATTCATTATGCGTGTGATCCTGGCTCTGTTGTTGCAATTGGTCCACCTGCATATTGAGGTGTTGTCATTGAAACATCTTTTCCTGTGAATGGTCCAGCAGTAGTTGCCTTTCCTGGATTATTAACGCCTAAGTTTGTTACTGGTGCAGAATTTGTTCCTGCTTGAGGTCCTGCTTGTTCTGTTACTGCAGGGGATGATGCTGGCTGTTCTACGCCTGCTCCTGCTACTTGCTGATTGTTGTCCATATTTTAATCACCACCTTGTACGTTCATTATACCCTTCTTTATATAAATATCATAAAAGCCTTGAGGATGTAGGGCAATTGCATCAACATGCCAGCTTTGATTCTTGCTTAGAAATTCATGAACTGCTTGAACTACGCCGTACCTAGACTCTTCTATAACCCCGTCCCAGATAAGGTAGTCATTTAGCCCGATTACACCACCATCTTCAACAAGTCTTGATGCCATAAATAGGGTTGGTGTTACAACTTCTCTATCATTATTTGAATCTATGTAAATATAGTCATATTTGTATGTCAAACTTGGTAAAATTTGTCTGCTATCACCTTTAATTGTCAATACATTGCTGTATTTAGAAAAAAGATCATCAATATAAGATTGGTGATTTTCAGGGGTGTAATTGCCATGTGGCTGATTACAAGAACAAACACCGTTATATCTTTGGCCCCAACACATGTGATATTGATTATATGTGTCTAAAAGATGTATCAATGACGGGTTATTTTTTTCAACAAAAATTTCTGAATATCCGCCCCAAGCAACACCAATTTCTAAATATTTTAAATTTTTTGGTAAAGAATCTATATATTTATATCTATCTGAAAAAATTTTTGCATTTTTTAATTGATTTTCATTAATTGTATATGAGTCTTCAATTTCATTATTTGCTAATGGATGATAATTTTCCCAATCCATCCTAGGCTTTATTATTTTTGACAAAATTACTCCCCATCAATTAAATAATCAATTCCCATTTCAGATAACATTTCTTTTGCTTTTTCACTAACTTTAAACATTGCTTGTAAATTTTCATCATATTCAATGTCTACAAGCCCTTTTTCAAAAAGGTCTAACATTGTGCTATCAATGTCTTCCATTATTTCTTTATATAACTCTGGCATTATTTCCTGAAGAACTGGCATGTTAAACTTAAACATTCTTTCTCCATATTGATCCATACCATCCCATTCTGCAGCACCTTGAGATACCAAGTATTCTATAATTTTTTCTGTTTCTTCTTCCATTCCTTCTTCAAAGAAATCGCTAAAATTTGCATCTTCCATATATTAATTATACTCTACTTTAAAGCTGCTGCAATATTTAAGGTAGGCACTGACTTAATATATTGATTTGTAGAAATAGATGCTGTTTGCTGTATTAACGAATATATTTGAGAATAAGATAGTGATGGTTTTGCTTGATGAATTGCTACCCATCCCGCACCAAATACTTGTGTTGCGGTTGATGTTCCATTTGTTGATCCAATTTGACCCAAAGCATCAAAACTAATAGATGAAGAGTAGTTGCTGTAAAGTTGATGAATTCCATTTACAGATGATCCAACTGAAATAACACCTGTATTACAAGATGGAAAATCAATATGTGAATAATCATAATTATTTCCTGCTGCAGCAATTACTGGAATATTAGCAGATTTAAGTTGATTAACAGCATTTGTCAGTGTTGTTGAATTGGGACAGGTTGTTGAAGTAACAGGTCGTCCATAACTCATAGTAACAGCACCAATATTATATGTATCTTTATTTGCATAAATCCAATTTAAAATATTTACGATATCTGTATCAAGTGGTGCAATTACTGCTTTATTAATAGAAAAAGCACGAATAAAAACAAATTTAGTATTTGAATTTGTAGCAATTGAATTAAGCATCATTTCTGTTCCATGCATTGCAGTCCCAGTCCCAAGTTGCTTTACATTTAATTGTGCGGAACCTGGACCATCCATTGATAATTTTCCATTTGGACAAGTTGCTTCAAGCCAATTAACACATCTTTCATAAATTACTTTATCTTTAAAAGAGGCAACCGCTGGGTCGTAGCCCGTGTCAATAATTACAATGTTTGAGCCTGTTGATGCAGCATGTGCTGGAATTGCTTGAGCTCCCATTAAAATTAAATAAATCATCATTTGAATAGAGCCAAAAGTAATTAATAATTTTTTCATGTTTTCCTCTGTTAGTAGTTATGCTTTATTTTATCATGTTGCACTGACATATGTCAATAGTAGCCCTACAGGGAATTGAACCCTGTTCTGCAAGATGAAAGCCTGCAATCCTAACCAATAGACGATAGGGCCTTAGTGCCTCCAGTAGGGCTCGAACCTACGACCCGCAGATTAAAAGTCTGCTGCTCTACCAACTGAGCTATAGAAGCGTACCCCAAGACAGATTCGAACTGTCGCTGTATGGATTTTAAGTCCACTATCTCTACCGCTGGATTACTGGGGCGTGACCTCTGTAGGATTTGAACCTACGACCAACAGGGTAGAAACCTGTGACTCTATCCACTGAGCTAAGAGGCCAAATAAAACAGGCCCCATTTCTAGGACCTGTGTTAAGTTGTAAATGTATTATACTACTACTTTAGCGTTGATGTCAACTGCCATTGCCAAAACTTATGTTGCTCAATTCTTCCAGCAATGAAATTACAGATCCCCTGTTCATCTAATTCATTAGATATATCATAAGTCCTTCTTAGCATAGCAAGAACAACCGTATTTGTTTGAACTAATTCTTGCAACATAGTACGTGCATCAAGATCTTCTGAATCATTTATCTCTAAAGCACTTCCTTCAAGCCATGACTTTAAACCAAATGGTGCTTTCGCACCTAGTTTGCGGATATTTTCTGCAATTGGGTCAATAGACTCATAAACATCTGAGTAAATTTTTAATAAAAACTTATGATATTGTGGAAAATTTGATCCCTCAACATTCCAGTGGTACCCGTGTGATTGAACATACATTTTTACAACCATTGACTTTAAAGTTTTTAAAGCATCAATTAAATCTTTTTCTTCCATTATAAATTCCTTATCAATTTTTCATCTGGCGTATTTGGATCATTTTCTGTATATAAAGCTTTTATTGTTTTTTTATCTTCAACTGATTGGCTCCACTCTGCAAACCCAATTATAAACATAATTGATGGAACAATTAAATCAGTAGCCTTTGCTGGTAAATATTTGTGCAGCCATATTATTATAGCAGAAGTATAACCAGTCAACCTAGCTGGATATCTTTTAGTATACGTAAATAATTTATTTAACATATTATTAAGAGTTAGATCTTCCGCTTTTATCTGATCGGTTTCCGTACCCCGCCGATGGCTCTCCATCTTTCTGTGGTGGGCTATTGTATGTTGAGTTGTATCTCATATCTTGCATTTGCGATCCCATAACTGGTGCAAAAGATCCATTCCAAAAATTAAATGAACCAATTCCTTCTTGCTCTGGCAATGTTTTTTCAACTATTGGTTCTGTAACTGCTAATGCTTCCAAAGCTTTTTGTGCTTCTTCTTTAGTTAAATAACAACCAATTGATTGTCCAGTCCCGCCCTTTAATACAGACCATCCATTTTGACAATCTGCTGTGCCAAACTCTATTGACCAGCCAACACCACCAGAAATTCTTCCCGCACCTGCTGATTCTTTTTTTACAGGAATACAATTTGGCACTGTTTTTCCATCTTGTTCTTTTGTACCAGCGTACTCATAGCCGTCCCAGCAGGGGCCTTGGCCTTTATCAATGCAGTAAGAACATTTTTCAACATCAGAAATATAGTGATGATCATTTCCTAGGTCGTCGCATCCGCAAGTCATACATTTATTAGTCGTCATACCAAAATTATATCAGAAAATTAAAAATTTTAAAAAATTACTTTACAGTGGATTCCAAACAAAATCTGAGTCAAAACCCTTAAATTCGTGCTCTTTATTGGTAGTTGCCCAAAAAATTAAGGCATCTCTGGTGCCACCTTTAAGTAAATCTGTTGCATGCCAAAGATCTGCTTGAAATAAAACCATTTCATGTTTTTTTTGATGATGCATAAAACCATTTAAAACCTCTTCATATAATGGAAAATCTACATCTGATTTAAAATCATTTAAAAATACAATATTTCCACCATCATAACCATCGTTTAAATATAAAGATGCACTATAAGCCAATTTATTTGGCTCTCCATGTACGCTTTCATGTATGTCTTGATGAAGCCTAAGCTGTATCCCAGGTTCCAATCTAGTAATTGAATATCCATAAAAATATATTTTTTTATTTTTATAAAAACTTTTACATTGTTCAATAAAAAAATTTGAGTATTTTGTTAAAACACTTTCTATTTCTTTAAATAAATTTGGAGCTTTGTTGTCTGGAAAAACAGCCCTATATCCCATGCCTTTTTTATGAGCATAACCAATGTTTCCTCTAAATTTTGTTTCATCAGATTGATATTTATCTATAAAATCAGTAATTTCTTTTGCATCTTTTGTATTAATTGCATCAGGTATTATTTTAATTTTATTCTTATATTGTTCTTTAATTAAATCTTTTTCCATTTTGAGCCCCGTTTCAGGATTGAACTGAAGACCTTCCGCTTACAAGGCGGATGCTCTACCACTGAGCTAACAAGGCCTAGGACTGCACACGGATTCCAGCACTAATGGCTGCCCTGTCTCACCACAACTCTTACATCGGGTGTACATCATATGTAACTATAACATCCCAAGGTGTGCCGTGTGCAATCTACTTTTATTATACACTACAATGTTTCAGATCTTGTATATTTTTCGCCATCTTTTCTCCATAAAATAACAGAGTCCTCTGCATCGTACTCTCCATTTTCAGTATAGATATCTGGAAGATCAAATGTATACCAAATCGGCATTGTATATCTATTATTATTTCCTTTTACCTCTGTAATTAAATGCCTATGGTTACTTGGAAATATAACTAAGTCTCCAGGGCTTGGCTTTAAATAAAAGTCGTACTCTGGAAAAATTATTTCCCCGCCCTCATAGTTATCATTTAAATATATTAAAGCTGATATATTTAGCCTATAGTATGATGCATGAAAAGCAGGAGTTCCATCTGGTCTTTCACAATCTGCATGTAAGCCAGACTGCATACCTGGAGGCCATTTAACAAAGTGCAAACTATTTTGTGGAACTTTTTTAACTTTTACTCCAAGAGTATCTGTAAAATATTTTACAACCTCATCATATATTTTGCTTTGATATTTTTTTAATAAATCATAGGCATGGGGGTCTTCTTCCTTAACATGAAAATCTCTTTTATCGTTTCCCCCTCTAAAATTATCATCATCTTTATATCTTTCAACATATGAATACATATAATCAAGATCTTCTTTTTCAACAAAATTGTTCATTAAAATTAAATTATTTTTAGATTTACCAATTTTATCCCATTCAGCCTGAAACGATGAAAAGTCAATTTCATTTTTAGGGTTAAAATTTGCAATTTTTTCTTCATTCATTTTTTTCACCTTTTTCTATGCTTATTTTATCATATTTTTCTTTAACTTTGTAAAAACTATTTTCTAAGCCTATTTCTTTCCAAAAATCCTTAATATTTCTTTTTGCATTTTGAATTTTTAACAAACTTTTTTCATTATAAAGCCAAGCTTTTGCAAATTCATGATATAAATCATTATCTTTTTCTTGATAATAAACACTATTATATTTTTTATCATTAATTTTTTGATCACCATATACTATTTGATTGTAATTTCTATTATCATGTATAAATGGACAATGATAGATGTCGTACAAATCATAACCCATCATTATTAAAACAAAACTTAAATATGCAACCTCATGCATTGCATAAGAAATTTTATCGTAAGAAATATTTTTTGCAACTTTTGAATCCATAAATGTTCCACCACCAGAAAATCTTTGTGTTTTAAAAAATTTATTTTTATTTGCTTTACCATAAAATACTTCATGGTTAAAGGTTAGTGGAAATTCATTTGCAATTAACCATTTTACATCACAAGATCTGTCTTCATAATTTTCTTGGCTGGGTGCAGCACATATTATTCCATTTGGATTAATTTTTTTTAATTCATTTAACAAATTAATTAAAGTTTCATCCCAATTTTTTTCAAATCTAGTATGAGAATCTATTTGAAAAAAATAATCTTCCTCAAACATCATTTCTTTTAAAAGATATCTTACTTTTACTAAACCAGGTCTTGTTTCTGAATCAAAAGATAAAATCCTTTTTTGTTTTTTATTTAAAAATGAAAGATTTGGCTCATTATTATATTGTAAACATATTCCAAAAACTAAATCTTTTGGATTTTTTGCATTATCTATTGCGGATTTAATAGTTTCTACTAAATCTGGATCTTCGTATGAAGCTATAGATATAAATATTGACATTTTATCTTTTCAAAAAAGATTTTGCAAATAATTCTTGAGCTTCGCCACTCCAAATATCATTATCATTTTCTGGTAAATCTATATTAAAAAAATATCTATGTGGATAAGCATTTAAAAAATCATTTGTAGATTTGTCCCAGCTCGACCAAATTAATTTTATTTTATTGCTATAACAATACTCTTCTAGATATCTAATTTGATTTAAATAATTATATGCCAATAATTCTAGTGGGTAATCTTTTGGTTCAGCCATTAAATTATGCTCTACTTCTTTATCTCTACCCTCTAAAGTATTTTTGTATTGTCTATAAATTTTTGGCTTAAAAATAAAATCATTTTTTATTTTTTCATCAACTAACCAGACGCCAACTTTTCTAATTAATTCTGGCATTAAAAGAAAAATTTGATCGGGATTTCCATAATTTTTAAAATATTTAAATAAATTAGAAATTATTCTTTCTGGTGCTGCACCAGTGTATGCTAAGTTTCTAAAATCTTTTCCATTTGGGACAAGAGTGTTATAAACAATACTGGCCCAACCTTTTTCTTGATCTACCCCTTGTGGCACCGTGATTTCACATCCTGCAAATACAATATGGTTTTCTGGAGTTTTTTCTGTAATATCATCGCATCTAAGACCTAGATTATTAAGTTTGTATGTTGTCGTATACTCATCTGAACCTGGTGTAAACCATGGTGGATATGGAAATCCGCTATCAACAAGAGGTTCTACTTGATCCGACATCCAAAGTCTATATTCTGGTTTATCTGGAAATGTTTTAAATAAATATTCGTGGTCCATTGTTATCCTTAATCTCTATACAATTATAGCAGAGTTGTAGATAGCATTCCATTCATCAATATCTTTCCAATCATTTAGCAATGGTTGACCTTTTATATTTAAACTAGTATTTAAAAGAACTGGAACTCCAGTTAATTTATGCCATTCAGATAATACAGCATAAAGTCCAGGGTGTTGATCTTTATTAACTGTTTGAACTCTAGAGGTGCCATCTTTATGTACAACTGCTGGAATTAAATCTGGCTTTAAACATTTTACTGCATATTGCATATATGGCGTTGGCTTGCCCTTGGGCATGTCAAACCATTCATTTGCATGTTCTTCCATAACAACTGGGGCAAATGGTCTAAACAGTTCTCTTTGTTTAATTTTATTAACTCTGTCCTTTACATCAATATGTGTTGGATCAGCTAATATACTTCTATTACCAAACGCTCTGGGGCCAAATTCTGCACGACCCGCTGCTACTGGTGCTATGCCTTTACTAACTAATTCGTCTAAAATTTTTTCAACTGGATATTCATTTCCTAAATCATACCCAAGATAGGGACCTTCCCATTTTATATGGGATCCACGTAATGCTAAAGATGCCCCTAAGCTAGAACCAGCGTCTCCTGGATTTGGCATTATCCAAATATCATCAAACAAATCCCATAAAATTGTATTTGCAGAACAATTTAATGCACATCCGCCCATAAATACAAGTTTTGTTTTTCCAGTCTTCTTTCTGGCGTATTGCATAAATTCATATAGTCTTCTTTCGTATACAAGTTGTGCTGCGGCTGCAATATGAAATTTGTTTATTTCGTTTGGAACGTGACCCCAATCAGTTATACCTTTATGAAAATTATATTTTTGCTTATTTATATTTGGAAAATACTCATTAACTTTTTTAAAATATTTATTTGGATTTCCATATGCAGCCATACCCATCATAATATATTCTTCTTGATTAGGCATAAGACCAATTAATTGTGTAAATGCTGAATAAAACAATCCAAAGCTTAATGGATAATTTCTTTTTTCTACTAAGGATATTTTTTCACCGACTCCAGTCCAAATTGTTGATGTGTTAAATTCACCAATTGCATCTAGGACAACAATAACAGCGTCGTCAAATGGACTTGTGTAATATCCTGCTGCTGCATGAGAATAGTGGTGCTTAAACTCTTTTGCTTTTATTCCTTTGTCAGCAGGCTTCCAATCAGCCGCCCCGCCACGTAACTTAATTCTTAATCTTTTTAAGCGGGATTTTTCATAGTAGGCAGCCTTATCTGGAATACCATACTTAAGTAAATCACGGTATACCTCATTATTGTTGTACCAATCATTTTTTTTCTTACTATATCTTTCAGCATGCCCAGCAAACAATATTTTTTTATCATCAATCAATGCCATAGCAGCATCATGAGATGTTTCATTAAACCCCAATATGTTCATTTAAAATTAACTCCTTAAAATGTTCTGCAACGTGTGCATGGTAGTGTGTTCCTGGATGAGATTCAAATTCTCCTGTAGCTGAAGAAAGAAAATATCTATCTGTTCCACGATAAAAAATATCTTCATTTTGCTTAAGTAAATCTTTATGGCAAAAATCTTTAAAATTTTCTTCATTATTAAAAAAATCTTTTGAATTTGTTTGTATTCCAAAAATACAAGTATATGACATTTCATCATCAAAATTAAATATTTTTTTTATTTTATTTGTAGAATTTTTAAAATAACTATAATAGTTTTTTAAAGAATTAGTATTGTTTTTTATTGAATCCATTGCAATTTCTGATTCTGGAGACCACGAAGAATAATATAAATCAATACCATTGGCAAAACAATATTGCTCAAGCATAATTATATTGTGAATTGCAAGCATGTACGTAAGCTCAGGTGGGATCAAATCTTCTATGATGACTGGAGTTTTTATATACTTATCTAGCTTGTAGTTAAGTCCTTTTACATTTGACTGAATATCTCTTGCAAATTCCACTGAACCTTCTGATTTATTTTTTAAAGCTTTAAAATCATGAGAATCAATCATTGTTTTTTTATTTTTTGCAAACAATATCCTATAAAAATCTGGAAAAAGACATACTATTTTTTTAGGGTTGCCAAACTCTGTGCAATATCTAAATATATCTAGGACTATTTTTTGAACAGATGCACCTGGATATCCAATGTTAACCATATTTAAATTTAAATCTTTTGACAAAAGCACTGGCCATGAAAGTTTTTCTGGACAACCCATTCCAAAGGTAAATGAACATCCAGAAATTAAAATATCTGGATTTTTTATAAATTCTTGAGAACGATATCCATATGAATTATATTTATATTCAGACATATTGTCCGATATCATATCGTTAATAACTAAATCGCCAAATTTTCCAGGCGTTCCAAATTTATCAAAACCATTATTTTGTTTTATTTTTTTCCAAAATTCATCATTTTCTTGCCAAACAATTGCTGAAGAATCTTTTGTTTTTAATTGAATTGTATTTTCAAAATTAGAAAAAAAACTATCAATATCTCCATAGTTTTTCATAATTTTATTTTCATAAAAAAATGATTCTGAAATATCAGATTTTATTAAATCTTTAAACAAATTATTTTTAATAGACATAATCTGATTTTACTTTCTTTCTTTTTCTTTTAAAAATTTTAAAGAACCAATACTTTAACATATAAACCTTTCTGGTGGAGCAGGTCAGACTTGAACTGACGATTACCGAATTATGAGTTCGGGGCTTTGACCAACTAAGCTACTGCTCCGTAGGGGCACTTGGATTTGAACCAAGACTCGTTTGCGTATAAGACAAATGCTTTAACCAGATTAAGCTATACCCCCAAACTTTAGTTTGAGGATCCTATAAGCTTATTTTGAATAATTTTGTCTCTTTCATCAATTGTTTCATATGCAAATTTTTCAAGAGCTTCTTCATGCTTAGCATAATGATGCCCACAAAACATTAGCTCCCCGCTAAAACCTTTAACGAGTACCAGGGCCTGTGAACCGCAAGAATCACAGCGATCTATAACCTTTAGAATATATTCTTTTTTAATTACATCTGCTGCTTCTTCTATCATTGTATTCACAATTATACTCTTTCTACTAGTTAGTTAATAATTTGCTGGGGTGGTAGGGCTCGAACCTACGACATTCCGATTAACAGTCGAACGCTCTGCCAGCTGAGCTACACCCCATCATTTGATTATTCTACAATACCAAATGGGTTTTTGTCAATCATTCTTAATAAATCTTCTGGCCCCTCAATCATTCTGCGTTGTGCTTCAAATTTTCCAAATTCTAACATTTCTTGTGTAATGCTAAACATTAAATCAACCATACCTTGGACATAATTTTTTGAATTTTTATCAACTGTTTCTGCTTCTCTTTTCATCTGAATACTTGCTTGTGTAAAATAATCACAAAGTTGTGTTAAGGATACATAAATATCTGCATCATCTTCAATTGTTTTAAGTGTTCCGTTTGCTATCATGTGTGTATTCTATCAGAGTATTCTCATGCTGTCAATAGCAAATTCTGCATCATCTGGATCTTCATCTATTCCCATGAATTCCCGCAAATTATCTGGCATTTGTGGTTTATCTGGTAATCTAATAGTTTTATTAGACTTAAGCCTTGCATCTGATTCTTCACGCAACTTTTCCATTTCTGATTGAAAAACTGTTCCATATGTATAAAGTTGAACTTCTTGATTTAAATCCCTAGGTGTCAGTGCGGTAGCATTGTATATTGCCCCGCAAACGGCATCAGAAAGGTCTTTAGAGCCTTTTCTAGGGTGGTCTACCTTATCCTTTATGATTCTTAGCTGAAGAAGCTCATCAATCAATAATTGTATGTTTGGCCCATACACTCTTTCTTCAGTTATGCATAAAGACATGTCTTCATAATGCTTTTTAGCAACAGAAAGAAGCTCGGTATTTATCCCATAAGCTTTTAATTGCATCATTAAATCATGAGAGTTCCATCGGTCAAATGTTACCATTTTAAGATTAAACCCACGTTCTTTAAGACTAATTATATAGTCTTTTACTTCTTCAAAATTAACAGATTTTTCTTTTGTTGGCGTCCAATACCTTACGGCATCTACAATAATTTTTGGTGCTGCTTCTTTATAATTGTCACCAATTTTCATAGTTACCCAGCCATCTACGTGAGATAAAGCTACGGCACAATGGTCATGTTTTTGTGCTAAATCTACATGTATAAAATATTGAGTATCTTCCCTAGGGTTAAAGTAATCATCAAATCTTCCATCTTTATCCACACCCAATCTTGGGTTTGAAAATGCTTTTTCAATTAATGGCCTTGATCTAAAAAAAGCATCTACCGCATCTGGGGGCATACATGCAAAACGTGACAATGCATCAATTGGATCAGTATAAAAATCAATTGTAAAATCTTCAATTTTTCTTGTTGGATTAATATCCCAAGTTGGTCTTCTAAGGGCATATACCCTAGGTACTTTATAAGATATTATGTGGTCTTCTTCCCACTCAAGATCAAATTCATTTCCAACTGTTCCATCTGGAAGATCTGGATCTACTTTAAATGAATGATTTCTAATCACAACTTCTTTTTCAGCTACAACTTCTTCATATCTTTGCTGTATATAGTCCATCTTAAAACGTGGGAATGAAAGCAAAACAAGCTTTCCAAAGTCTGGAAAACGAGAATTGACTGATGCACGATACATTTTATAAATAGCCGAAGCAGTTTTTGCCTGTTCATTACCGCTTGTTGATTCAAGATCAAAACCTGAAATTTCATCAAGAATAACAACAAGAACGTTATATCCTTCCCAAGACTCTCTTTGAGAGTGTCCAGAGTGAACTGTTATCTCGTGATCAAATTCAATGCTGTTTGCTTTTGATATATATTTGCCTTGAAACCAAGGTGATTTTTCGATACGTTGATTAAAGCCTTTAAAAAATACTCGGTTTGCTTGAACAGCGTTAATAGCAATGTTAATAATATCAATGGCGTCACCTGGTGGCTTACCATAATATACGGCTGGATCAGACAAACATAATAATAAATGCACTATATATGCACAAGCAATAGTTGATGTGTAGTCTTTGCCAGAACCTTTTCCAAGCTGTAAGATAACTTCATTACAGGTTTGCTTCCAAATTTTTTCACCTTCATCAAAACCATACAAGTTATGTAGGGTTTCTCTTTTATAAATTTGAGTAGAGGCACGTATCATCGTGTATTGATATTCTGATAAAGGTGGCAAACCAAGGTAGTCTTTGCTGGTCACAAATTCTTCTAAAGGAGCTGGTCTTTCTGAAAACTCATCTCCTTCTAAAGCATCAAGAAAATCTGTAAAATCAGCCATCTATTTGAACAGCCTCAACTTGACCAGTCACTTGAGACAATCTTTTTGAAACTTCCCATTTACACTTATCGCAACCAGCAGTTACTTCTTTTAAAATACCCACTAAAATGTCTTGTTTTCTTTCAGATTCTAGTATTTGATCAGCCATTGAATTATTTTCAAGGACACCAGCTTTGCTTAACATATCAATTCTTTTTGCTTCAATATCAGCAATAAGTTTTAAAGTTTGTGCCTTTACATTAAGTGCATCTTGTTGGTCTGCTTGATTTACTGTATTCCATGCTTCTTTAATTAACATATTGTAGTGTTCATCTGCACCCATTAAAGCTTCTTTAGCACGATCTTTTATTATATTATTATCGTGAATAAAACCTTTCCAGGCATCAATATAGTTGTCAACTTGCACACGTGTTAAACTTAAATTTCTAGCAATAGCTGCTGGGCCATTTCCCTTTAAGTATTCTTCTACAACCAAATTCATTTGGTCAAATTTTCCTGATAACTCTAATTCATTATCCATTGTCTGTTTTATAAAATCCTGATCCCTTAAATTGAATCCCAAAAGGTGTGTAATATCTTACCATTATTGATTCACATTCTTCACATTTGTAAGAACCCTCTTCATCTGTAATTGAGCGGGTAACTTCAAGAATTGCATGATCTTCATCGTCTACGCATCTATATACATATGTTGGCATATTTAATTATACTCCATTATTACTACTTTTGTCAACAGCAATTTTAAGTAAGATTAAATAACCAATCAAATCATCAATATCATTATCTCCAGCAAAGCCTTGATTATTTTTAACACGATTTAGTTTATCGTCAATTCTAACCTTTAGTTGCTCAACATTATCAGATTGAGCAAATATTCTATTTGGAGACAGGGCCGAATCACCATATGATATATTTTTTTCTATAAGAAGTTGTGCTATTTCGTGGCATGCATCCCAAATTCTACGCCCAGATGGGGCGGTTGTTGAATGCAAATAAAGATCATCACACTTAAAGCTCTTTGAATCTTCATATACTGGTTTTAACATTATTTAGTCCACTTTCTAGGTTTCTTAATTAATTCAAATCTTTCTAGGGCCCGCTGAATTGTCATATGAGAGCATTTAGCTTCCATAGCCATGTCAAGAACGCTTTTCTTTTCTGTAACATATCTTTTAACTACCCAGTCTTTGTTTTCCCAAAGCTTTGTACTTTTAGCCATTATACCTCCTTACACAATTTCATTTACCGCATACCATGCTATCCCCGCAGCATCAGAGACATTATCACTTTGAACTTCAATGCCAAGCGTTCTAGCAAAATCCAATGTTCTTTGTTTTCTAATTTCTCGGATTTTTCCTTTATACCAGTTATCTGATTTTTCTGGAAATTCATCCCTCACCGCCTGCTTTTCATTTTTTGTAAAATTCTTATTACCTATATACGATTGCCAAGTAATCGGATGAACTTCAACTACTTCAACTCCATCAGTAAGCAACTCTCCCATTATAGCACCAAATACATATGCCATCTTAATTCCTGTATGCACTGATTTTACAGAAATCGCTGCCTCTATTACAACAAAATCAAAATTTAATTCATTTTTAAAAGATTTAATTTTACGTTTTGCATCAAGTATTCTTTGATAAACATCGTTTCCTTCAAAATTTATTTCTCCCCAACGTACAGCTTTTTTGCCATCCATTAAACAAAATGCAAAGCTATTTGTACTTGCATCAATGCCAAGTACACGAGAACCCCTTAAATCAACCAATTTAGCTAGAGACATCTTTTATCATTTCTAACAAATCTTTTTTTTCTTTTGTTTTTTGACTACTCTTACATTTTTCACATGTATTTGTATCATTATACCTGCTTAAAATAGCATTACACCCTTTAGACTTACAAACTCTTTTTTTACCTGCAAGACGAGCTTTTTTGTCATAATAAGCTTCTTTTAATTTTTCATTTGTTGCTATTCTGCAACACTCATCTGAACAATATTTTTGATTATGTGTTTTAGGCTCAAATTTATTTTCACAATTACTATATGCACATATCATATATTTTCCACAACTGTTTCTTCAATAAAATACCAAACATTATCATTTTTAAACAATGGAGATTTTGTTTCATCAAAAATTTTTTCATCGCAATGTATTCCATTAATTCCTATATGATTTGATCTGGATGCCATCGGATTAATATTTTTTAAACCATTTGATGGCATAATTCTTAAGTTTAAATGCCAATCCCAACCACATTTTTCAGTATCTGAAGAATAATCTTTGTCCCAATTATCTCTAAAATAATTTATCCAATATTTTTTCCATGTTCCCCAAACCAAACCATTAAAGCCTTGTTGTCTTACAACTTTTGATGGATCTTCTACTGACAATTTAGTATTTGCAGATATTATTGCAACTTCATCATCATCTCTAAACATGGGCTCTGTCGAGTCAAAATATTCAACAATATCTTTTGAAACTACTATGTCATCTTCTGCTAAAATAACAAAATCATATTTATTGAATAAGTATTCAAATGATTCCCAAGTATTAAATCCGTTTCCAATTATACTTTTATTTAATAATTTATGTGAAATACATTCACGATGATTATCAAAATTATCTATGACATCAAAAATGCCTTGTTGATGATCGCTTGGCTCTATTTTAAAATAAATATCATAATTGTTTATATTGCGAACTTGTTCCCAACTATCCAATGTTTCTTTTAAATATTGCACTCTATCAAATACTGTAAAAACTATTGCTTTTTTCATTTTTCTAGCACCAGTGCTTCTATATCTACTTCACCAAGATCTTTTTTGTCTTCCCAACAAGTCTTTTTTACTGGACATCCTTTACATGCCCAAGTTGATTTTGTAAACTTTCTTTCTGGGAGAGTGCCCGCTTCATATGCAGCGTATACTTTTCTCATCCAATCCCATACACCATCCACTAACTTTTTATTTTTTTCATCCATATTAATTGGAATAATCAAAAATGAATTATCATTTTTATTTTCATAAAAGAAAAATCCTTGTTCTGCCCCACGTATTTTCATATATGTTAAAAGCTGAACTTTGTGATATGGTAGCCCTTGCATTTCAGCTTGACGAATATCAAAAATCTCCTGTTTAGCAGATTTAATTTCGCCAACTACTTCTTTTCCATTCCATTCAATAAAAGTATCTGCAAACCCTCTAATTGGAGGATCATCGTTGGTAACTTCTGTTTCATTTGCTTTGAAAACTGGAGTTTTAGCCATGTTTTTCTGTATGCGATCATGAACATACGTGCCATTATCCATATTAACGACACCCATAGAATCGGTTTCATTTTCAAATTCAGCACCAGTAAAAGCAATGAACCAATATCTAGGGCAGTTACCATTACCGTAACCAATAGAACTAGGGCTAAAAGTTTTCTTTTGCGTAAACTCATTTGGTCTTTTTCCACTTAATACCGCCTCTTCATACATACGTGCAAACTCCATGGCATTAAAACCATCTTCTGCAGGTTTTTGAAATTTTAAATTAGCAATTAGATCTCTACCCATTGTTAGTCCTAAATGGCATTTTTAAATGCATGCCACAACCAGAACACTTTGTATATGTCATCATGGTAAAAGGGCATTCTAGTTTTTCTGCTTTATGCTTATGAAACAAAAATTTAAATATATTCATTACGCTCCATATCTTGCTGAATATTTAAGTGCATCTACTAATCTATTAATTGCTTCTTCAGCTGTATAGTATACATTTTTTTTCTTTGCATTTTCCCCACCTTTTTCAAAAGTGGTGTAATACCTAGATAGGACTGCAAATTTAGCACTTAAAGCCTGCATTTTTACTATGAGATCGGGTGCTTTAGATGAAGGAACATCAGGTTTTGCAATTAATTTAATAATAAGATCAAGTGCAAAATCTAAATCTTTATCATTCATAAATTCTTTAAGATCATTAAACTCTGTAAGATCATTTATTAAATCAATTGTTGCTTTTTCTGTCATTTTAAACACCTATCTCCGTTGCAACCAAATCTCCCCACCTTGCCATTCGTACCAAAACTCTTGATTTTAATAGGTCAGATTCTATGTCTGGATGTTTCCACGAATGTATAGGCGTTTCATTTGCAATTTTTATTGCTTCTTCTTCATTATTTGCATGGACTTTAATTTTATATGTATCCTTTATAGTACAAACAACTTCGTAAGATTTACTACCACTACCTACAAATTGTTCTTGAAAATTAATTCCATAAATTACTGAAATTACATTGTTTTCATTAAATTTAAAACCTATATCTGTTTTTGCAATCAATAACTCTCCTGCATTTAAAGGTATACTTAAATTTAATAAATTTATAAATACAGATGTATTACTTTTTGCAAATAATATTTGAATTCCATTTTCAAAATTTCCAATTACCACATTTTGATTATTATAATTTTTTGAACCGTATCCAAACTTACTTTGTGCTACTCCGTAACAAATATCAATTACATCTTGTGTTTGTAATTTTTGATAATCTTCTTTAAAAACTAATCCTTCTGGCATTATGTAAATTTCATTCTCAACTAAAACTTGCATTAAATCTTTATCAATACTCACTCTAATATCCTAACTACAAATTGACAAGGGTCTCCGCCTTCTTCCCATTCTTTTTCTTCTTCTTCGCTTAAAGAAGGTATTCCATCATGAGTGGCACAAAACATATCGGTTATCCAACCATTTGCTACACCATTTTCAAACCAAATATTAAACTCATCAATATTTGACTCATCAATCATTATTTTTCTCCCAACATTCTACTATTTGCTCAAACAATGCCCATTCTATAACAGCGAGTCTAGTTTTTTGACCCTCTCCTCCAAGGATAAGTTTAAGAACTGGGTATTTATCCCTAGAAACCTTAAACGTATCTGTGCAAATTTTAGCCCAAATTTCCTTATTAATGGATATTGACTTTGCATACTCTTTATAATCAACCACAAAATCATTCCAGATCGCATCACCTTTTTGATAATCCCCCCGCCCAGAATTTTTTTGAGCTTTTGCTCCATCACGCTTTACCTCTCCACGCTCTGACATTATAATTGCACACTACAATCATGACCATTAGAACAAGTCCATTTTATTTTATTATGAAAACGATCATAAAATGCTTCATATGTTAAGAGATTGCATTCTGAGTTTTGACAAGAAAAGCTTCCATCAACAATATCTAGCTCTTCTATAATTTCTTTATCTTTTTTGTTTAAAAAATCATCAAGACTTGGCATAAATTTTATCCTGTAAATCTTTTACTATATCTAAATTAATTCGCAGGTACTCTACGGCCTTGGCACGACCTTGAAAACGCTCACCCTCAATTGTATACCAAGCTCCGCCTTTTTGAACAATGCCCATCATTTCTGCAGCATCAAGAACTTCTCCAATTGAATCTACGCCAAGTGAATTACCCTGGTAGTAAAAGTCATATTGTCCTGAGAGATTTGGCGGTCCGAGTTTATTGTAATCAATAATCCAATTGACGGGTCTTCCGACTCTTTGTTCAATGATTTTATCGCCCACTTGAATACCA